CATCGGCTACAAGTCGCAAAACCTGCTTCAACGGCTGATAGAGCATGGCGGGTTTGTGCCGGACTCCGGCGGCTTCCGGCCCGTGCCGGTTCGCACGGCGGCGGATGAGGTTGAGGCGGTAGTGGTCGAGATGGAGCGCAAGGGCTACCGGGACAACGCCCGCATCCTGCGCCTGGACTACTTCTGCCCGCGCATGGCGATGCCTGCCCGTCTGGATACACTGCGGGCGCTGAGTATTTTCGTGAGCAGAGCGGGCTACTACCGAAAGCTGAATGAGGCGAAGGCATACGTCGCCGGGGCGTTGCGTTGAGACAAACGCTATGGAGAATCAGGAACAACCGAAGCCGCACCCGATATCAGGGCGCGGCTCTTTTTCTTTGCCCGTACAGCCTCTACCCGCCCAAGCCTTCGCGCAAAAGCGCGGGGATGCCAGAACCGGCGGGCAACAAACCTCGGCCACTGAAGGGCTGGCCCTCCGATGCCTCCGGGCTAGGGAAAGCGCAAGCAGCCCGACTCACCGCCACGGCCACCCGCTGCGAGTGGCGCCGGACAAGGGCCGCTAGGCCAGCGGAAACCGAACGTAACCGTGCTGGCAGCCGGAAAGACGGCAACCAATTCAGGAGCCTGCCTTGACCGTTATCGCCTTCAAAGATGGGGTGATGGCGGCAGACACGCTCGCCAGTGACGGTCAATCGCGCCTTCGGGTGCAGAAGATCGTGAGGCTTCCTGACGGTGGCGTAGCGGGCATGTGCGGCAATGCCGCCGATGGTTACGCGGGCTTGTCCTGGCTGGCCTCTGGCGGCTCGCAGGAGGGCACGGAAGGCAAGCAGTTGGTGCCGGATATCTCCGACGCCACGATCCTGATTGCCCGCCCTGACGGCTCGCTGTGGCTGCTGGAGGGCCGATTCCCGGCCTTCCCGCTGCTGGACAAGATCGCGGCGGAAGGCTGCGGTGCTGCGGCGGCTCGCGTGGCAATGGGCTTGGGCCTGTCTGCCGTCGAGGCGGTGATGCAGGTCGCGCAACACGACATTTTCTGTGGCGATCCGGTGCAGTCCCTGGCCGTGGAGCCGACGCACGAATACGGCGGGGTGAAAACCTACGTGCCTGCGCCTGCAAAGCGCCGAGCGCCGGCCAAGAAGAAAGCGCGCCGCAAGTGAGCGCCATCGGCCTCGCCGTAGAACGGCTCATCAAGCCCTTCGAGGGCTGCAAGCTCCACGCCTACCCGGACCCCGCCACAGGCGGCGACCCGTGGACGTGCGGCTGGGGCAGCACAGGGCCGGACATTCGCGCCGGGGTCACATGGACACAGGACCAGGCCGATAACCGCCTGCTGGTCGATGTAGCGCGCGTGGCGCGGGGTGTGGGCAAGCTCGTAACCCGTCCGCTGTCTGATCCACAGACCGCAAGCCTGATTTCTTTCGCGTTCAACGTCGGACTCCGAGCGTTGGGCGGATCAACTTTGCTGCGCATGGTGAACGCTGGCGACCCTGCCGCGTCCGCGCAGTTTCTTCGCTGGAACCGCGCGAACAATCGCGTGATGCCCGGCTTGACCCGCCGTAGGGCGGCTGAAAAGGCTCTCTACGATGATCGTTGACGACCCCGATTCGTACATGGGTGTGGCCTATGTCGCTGGTGGTGGTGGCCTCGCCTGGCTGGGCCAAGCCCTGTGGCAACGCTTCTTCACCAAGGAAGGCAAGGCCAATGACGCGCTGGTCGAGCAGTTATCCCAGCGGATCTCCGCACAGGAAGCGCGCCTGACCAGCTTGGAGTCGGGCTTGGACGCCGAGCGCGATGCAAGGCGCAAGGCCGAGGACAAGGTTCACGCGCTGGAGCTGGACAACATGCTGCTGCGGGCTGAGTTGAGCCGCCACGGCATCGACGTGCCTCCGGCCAAGTACGCGCAAGGCGAAAGCTGATGAAAAAGTGGCTGCTGAGGATCGCGGTGGCGGGCGTATTGCTGGGCGTGGGCGCGTTCATCGGCCTGATCCTGCTGTATGGCTGGGCTATCGGGCAGGTTCACTGATGGACCTCAAGCTCTGGCTAGCCGAGAAAGCCGCGCTCCCCGCCGTTAGCCCTGTGCTGACCGTGGTCAAGGCGGTGGTGTCGATTCTCGGAGGCATCCGCGCCTCGCTGTGGTTCGCTTTCATGCTGTTCTTCCTGTGGTCCTCGCACCACTGGCAGGACAAGGCGCGCGAACTCAATGACTCCCTGGAAGTGGCGCGATCTGACCTCTGGGTCGCCAAGCAGGAATACAAGCGGCTGAGTGACCAGCTAGCCGACGCAAAGGGCCAAGCCGAGCAGGCAAGGGCCGAAAGGGATGCCGCGATGAAGGCCGCTGCAAAGCGCCTGGCGGCCCGTGAGAGGGAATGGGAGAAGGTCTATGGCGCTAAGCCGGAAAACCGCGCTTGGGCTGACCAGCGCGTTCCTGCTGACATTTACGGCAGGTTGCGCGACCACTAAGCCGCGCGAGGTCGTAAAGCTGGTACCAATCCCGCCCGCGATGGTGGAGCAGGTTCCCGCCCCGGAGCTTCAGGGCGACACCAATTCCGCGCTTGTGGCATGGATCGACGCATGGCGAGAGGCGCTGAAAGAGGCCAACCGCAGGCTGAAAGCGATTGAGGGGATTAAGCCGTGATTTGGTTCGGCTGGTTCGTTCCAAAGGCGACTAGGCCGCCGATGCTTTCGCCCCGAGAGTGTTGGGCGAAGGACAAGGCAAAGCTGATTGGTGATTGGCGGCGCCTTTAGTATCCGCTGCACCGAGTACCCCGGCCACCTATCCGGCCCAAGGCGAAACGTGCGGCTAAGTCCGCTGGCAAGGTGCGTCCTCCAACGGCATCCGGGGTCGCTCCCCGGACCTATTTAGTTCCGCCGCCTTTTCCGTTGCGGCTCCCTTGGTGCGGAAGAAAGCGCGCCGCTCCGGGGCGGATTGGTGGTACTCGTAGCCGAAGAATTTCCCGTCGTCGTAAACGATGCGGCCCACGTAGAAGCGGGTGGCGGCGGTGTTGCGACTGACGCCCCACGCAGCAAAGGTTTTCACAGCCTCTCCTTCTTCAGCGCCGCCTCAATAGCGCGCCGGATAAATTCAGCCATCGGGACGCCGGTCTTGGCCTTCGCTTTGGCGAGGCGGGCCAGCATGGATTCGGGCAGGAAGACGTTGGTGCGGATCATGCGATGTGCTTGCAGGCAGGGCAAAGACAGCCTTTGTTATTCGTCTGCCAGTCCGGCGCGTTTGGGAGCGCCTTGATGCCGCAGTAGTCGCAGACCTGAAGGGGTCGGGCTTGAGCCGCCCACAGGGCCAGCACTTCGGCCTCATCTGTCGGGCGACAGGGAATGACGGTGTAGGGGCGCTCGGCAACCATTCGGATTCTCCTTGGGTGTAGAGATACATATACACCCACCATACACACGTTGCAAGTCCCTTTTCGGGGGTAATTGATGTGAAAGTAGTCGCGCTGTTCCTAGCCCTTGCGCTGGGAGGCGCAGCTATTTCCGGTTGTGCGGAGGCCCATCCGCCCCACAACCGTATTGCCCAGCCCTACGCCCGCGTCCATGCGGCCACGCATACGCTGACCATCGGCAAGTACACCTGTAGCGCGACGGGCGTAGGGCACCACACGCTGCTGTCGGCCTCGCACTGTTTCGAGAGCGAGCCGAAGTCCATGCTGGTCGATGGCGAGGCGTGCGACGTACAGGCGGTCCTCCACGATGGCAACGACCACGCGCTAGTGACGGTGAGTTGCTACCAGCGCCGGATCGTCCACATGGGCAGCCCGGTAATGACCGGGGAATCGGTGTTTGTGTTCGGAAACCCCGAGGGCGTAACAGATCAGCTTCGGGTAGGCAGGGCGTCGGGTTACTGGACGCTGCCCAAGGAGTTCTGGTCGGACGCGCCGGTTTACAGGTTGCAGTTCCAGGCGTTCGACTTCAATGGTGGGCCCGGCGACTCCGGCGCGGCCATCTTCAACGACTACGGCCAGATTGTGGGTGTGGTCAGCATCGGAACGTGGTTCATCACGGCTCCCGTGCAGTTCATCGGCGCGTACCCGCTGGCGTTCAGCGACGAACAGTGGGCCAGCGTGAAGTGACTCGCTATCTAGCCAACTTCGGCCCCAACCCGCTAACGGACGAGGAACGCGCTGCCCTAGAGGCCAGCTACGAAACCCCGGAGCAGACCTTTGAATGGTCGCTGCTGGAATCGTGGAACGCATGCAACGCGGCTGCCGAGCGCAAGCGCCTGGCCGAGCTGCGCTATGCCCCACCTCCCTGCGATTTTGAGGGCGACGAATGATGGAAGGCGTAATCCTGTTACTGGCCGCGATCCCGCCGACCGCGCTGGGTCTTTTCTTGTTCGCGCTGCTGATTCGGTGGGACGCGCGCCGGCAGTGAGCGAGGACGAGGACTTCGCCGCCAAGGTCCGCAGCCTGCTGGACGCGAACGACCGAGCTGCGGCTCAGGTTTGCGAGAACTACAAGGCGCCAGGCGTCCAAGGCTACATGGTCCGCGAAGTGGATGCCGCCATCGAAACCGATGCGTCATTCGTCCGCGTGCTGGGGCCGATCAACCAAGAGTCACCCGACATATTCCGCCGAGGCGCGTCCTTGTGCGAGCGGTATCTGCGGGCGAGAGCCCAAGCGAACTAGGGCGAATAGATGACCCCGCAAGAATTTTGCTACTGGCTTCAGGGCCGCGCCGAGCTGCTTCCCGACCAGCCTCCGAGCGAGGCTGAGTGGAAGATGATCCGCGAGCATTTGGCGCTGGTGTTCCACAAGGTGACGCCCGCCAGGGGTGAGCCCAGCGAGATTGAAAAGGCGCTGCGCCGCTTCGACCCACTGAAGCCGCCGCCGTTTGCACCGACTCCCGGCTGGGATCGCGCCCAGTGCGTCACCAGCAAAACTCAAGTGAGCTACTGCTGATGTTCAACCGACCCCTCCAGCCGCAGCCCTACAACCCGATGGGGCTAGGCCCGTGGCAGTCGCCCGATGTGGGCGGCGGTAGCGGTGGTTCGCCCGGGCTCGGTGCGCTCGGCCATCACGGCCAGATGGGCGGCTACAACACTTACCTGCAAGGCTTGGGCTGGAACGGTGCGCCGGGTACGCGCTTCGACTTCGCTCAAGGTCTGCGGGACCAGGGCCAGCATCCGTTCATGGACTACATGCACTCGCTGCACCCGAACGGCTATGACGGCTCGGGCATCAATCCGGGCGGCAGCTTTCCGGGTCCGCGTCCGGGCGGGCTGAGTGGCAACGATACGGGCGTGAACATTTACCACCCGATGAATCCGGGCAGCTATCAGCCGCAGGGCATCGCGCCGACTGGACTGATGAGCCTGGCCCGTCGTCGCCCGCTGCCTGTCGCGCGATGAGCAAGGGGTCAGGGCGGCGACCGCAACAGGTTTCAGAGGACGAGGCCGCAGCCAACTGGGCGCGGATATTCGGAGCCAAGTCGGAAGACAGCTCCACTAAAGTAGAGACTGACAATGGACCCGGCAGAGAATCTGACCCGAAAGGGCAAGGGTCGTCCGAAAGGCTCGCCTAACAAGCTCGGCAAGGCCGCCAAAGACGTGATCGCGCAGGTAGCTGACGCGATGGGCGGCGCCGACCGAATGCTGGCATGGGTCAAGGAAGACCCGAAGAACGAATCCGCCTACTGGGAGCGCATCTATCCGAAGCTGCTCCCGTTGACCGTGGCAGGCGACAAGGACAATCCCCTGCTGACGGGGCTCACGGTGAAGTTTGTCAAGCCCGATTGAGTTTCCCGACAAGCTGCAATGCTTGTTTGAGCCGCACCGTTACAAGGTTTTGCATGGAGGCCGTGGCGGCGCTAAGAGCTGGGGCATCGCTCGGGCGCTACTGATCCGGGCATCCAACACCAAGCGCCGCGTGCTGTGTACGCGCGAGATTCAGAAGTCCATCAAGGATTCGGTTCACAAGCTGCTGGGCGATCAGGTCGAAGCCTTGGGCCTGGGCGCGTTCTACGAAGTGCAGCAGACGGTCATCAAGGGCGCCAACGGCTCGGAGTTCATCTTCTCCGGACTGAGCGACCAGACCAACGAGTCCATTAAATCCTTTGAGGGCGTGGACGACGTATGGGTCGAAGAAGCGCAAGCGGTCAGCAAGCGTAGCTGGGACATTCTGATTCCGACCATCCGCAAGGACGGCTCGGAAATCTGGATCAGCCTCAACCCCGAGTTGGACACGGATGAAACCTACGTCCGGTTCATCGAGAACCCGCCGCCTGATTCGGTGGTGGTGAAAATCAATTACTCGGACAACCCGTGGTTCCCCGAGGTGCTGGAAGCCGAGCGCAAGCACGCGCTGGCGACCATGCCTAAAGCGGACTACGGCAACATCTGGGAAGGGCTGTGCAAGCCTGCGGTGACAGGCGCCATCTATGCCGATGAGGTCGCCCAGGCGCAGGAGAAGGGGCGCATGGGCCTGTTCCCCTACGACCCCGCGCTCAAGGTCCATGTGGTGCTGGACTTGGGCTGGAACGACAAGACCGCGATTGGACTGTTCCAGCGCCATCACTCGGCCCTGCGCTGCATCAAGGCGTTTGAGGACGACCACAAAACGCTGGATTGGTACAGCGCCGAGCTGAAGAAGCTCAACCTGAACTGGGGAAAGATGTTCCTTCCCCACGATGGCGAGCACGCCAACCTGCAAACCGGCAAGAGCGCCAAGCAAGTGATGGAGGCGCTGGGCTGGGATGTGGAGATTGTGGCGAATATCCCCGTCGAGGCAGGCATCCGCACCGCCCGCATGGGCTTTGCGCAGACCTACTTCCACAAGCCCGATTGCGAGCGACTGATTCAGTGCCTCAAGCGATACAAGCGCAACGTGCCGACCAGCACGGGCGAGCCTGGCGCCCCTTGCCATGACGAGTGGAGCCACGGCGCGGACATGTTCCGTTACGCGCAGATCGCGGCGCCTGAAATGACGAACGACATGAACTGGGCCAAGCCCATCAAGTACCCCAATTCCAAGGTCGCCTAATGCCCCTGTCCGATTCCGAACTGTGCGCGCTGATTGATCGCCAGTGCGAAAGCGCCATTGGTGCGGACGACGTCACCGCCCGGCAGCGCCGGATCGCGATGGAGTTCTACATGGGCGAGGCCAAGGGCCAGTTGGCACCGCCCGAGGTCGAAGGCCGCTCCACGGTCGTTAGCAAAGACCTGATGGAAACGGTCGAGTGGGCCATGCCCGCGATCATGGAGGCGCTGACCGGCGCGGATGACGTGGTGAGCTTCCGCGCCAAGCTGCCCGGCGACGAGCAGGCGGCCGAGGATGCGACGGCCTACATCAACCATCTGCTGTACGAGGAAAACGAGGGTTTCTCCACCCTCCACGACGCCATCAAGCAATGCCTGCTGGCCCGCTACGGCGTGGTCAAGGTGTATTGCGACGATTCGTGGGAGAGCAAGGAAGAACGCTACGAGGGTCTGTCTGCTGAGGAAGTGCAGGCGCTTCAGGCCGATGCCGATATTGAGGTTGTCTCGGTAGAGCAGACCGGCATGGTCGCTCCCGAGGGCATGATTCCCGGCGTTGACCCGCAACAGTTCGCCGTCGTGGCAAAGCGCCGCGAGAATGTGCGCCGATTCGTGGTGGAAGGAGTCCCCCCGGAGGAATTCCGGGTGAGCAAGGATGCTCGCACGTTGGCGCAAGCCGAGTTCACCGCGCATGAGGTGGAGCGCACGGCCTCGGACCTGATCTCCGAAGGCTGGCCGCGTGCGGAGGTGGAAAAGCTGCCCCGTGGGCGCGACTACCGCACGCAGAACGATGACGCCAGCCGCCACTCCTACGACGGCACCTGGGACTCGGATGACAGCCAGGGCGACCGCTCGCAAGAGAAGATCGTCGTCACCGAGGCTTACGTTCGGGTCGAGGGCGAGAACGGCATTGCTGCCTTGCGCCGGGTCAAGAAGGCCGGCACGTACATCCACGAAAACGAGGTGACGGACGACCATCCGTTCGCCCTGTTCACCCCGATCCTGATGCCTTACAAGGTCGTCGGCCTGTCGATGCACGACATGATCGAAGACCTGGTGCGGATCAAGACCGCGCTGACTCGACAGGTGCTGGATAACGTCTACCTGTCCAACACGCCCCGCATGGGCTACGTGGAAGGCCGGGTGAATCTGGACGACCTGCTGAACGCGCGTCCAGGCGGCCTGATCCGCATGAAGGACAAGGACTCGCTGCTGCCGGTGGGAACGCCGTTCGTGGCGGGTGCGGGCTTGGAGCTGATTCAGTTCGTGGATCAGGTGCGCGACACGCGCTCAGGCGTCACGGAAATGAATTCGGCCCTCAACGCTGACAGCCTTAGCAAGGGCGCGGTGGGCTCCGAGGGCGTGCAGGCCATGATGGTGGCTGGTAGCCAGCGCGTGCGCCTGATCGCCCGCGTATTGGCCGAGACGGGCATCAAGCGGCTCTACATGCTGCTGCTCAAGCACGCCACGCAGTATCAGGACCGGCCCGCACAGGTGCAAGTCAATGGCCGCTGGCTGACCGTGGACCCGCGCGAATGGGTGCATGGCTTCCGCCTGCGCGTGAATGTCGGCGTCGGTGCGCTGGAAAAGCGGCAGCAGGTCGCCAACCTCACGCAGTTGAGCCAGATGCAGCAGATGGTCGCTCCTGCCGGCGTGGTCAAGCCGCAGAACGTCCACGCCACGATGACCGACTTGGCGAAGGCGATGGGCTACCACGACCCGGAACGCTACTTCAGCGAGCCCGATCCGAATCCGCCCCAGCAGCCGCCGATTGAGCTTCAGTTGGAACAGATGAAGCAGCAAGGCGCGCAGCAGTTGGCGCAGATGCAAGGCCAAGTGGATATCCAAGTCGCGCAGATGACCCAGCAGGCGCAGGCGGCTCAGGCGCAGCAGGAAAACCAGCTCCAGGCCGAGCAGCAGCGCATGGAATCGCAGAACCAGATGGCGATGGAGCAGTTCAAGGTCCAGAAGCAAATGGAGCTTGAGCAGTACAAGGCCCAGCTCGCCCACCAGACCGCCATCGAAACCGCGCATATCAAGGCGCAATCGGCGGTTCACGCCGCTTCCCTGAAGCCGCAGCCGGGGGCGAACAGTGGACAAGACTGAAACCGAAATCCTCCGGGGTGAACGCGCCCGCCAGTTGCTCGATGAGCCGCTGTTGGTTGAGGCGTTCGCCCTGATCGAGCAGGAGTACCACAAGGCATGGCAAGACAGCCCGGCAAGGGACGTGGAGGCGCGGGAAGCAATCTTCCTGTCGCTCAAGAACCTTGCGAAGGTCAAGGGCCATCTGCTGAACGTGATGGAGTCGGGGCAGATCGCCAAAGCCTCGCTGGCCCAGCGTGCTGGCCAGACGCTGAGGTCCGTCTTCGGCAGATAGAAGCCGACCACGGATTGTTGGGGCGCATCGTCGTCCCGTTTGACAGTTTTCCGGCCTTGTACCTCAGGCCGTTCTTCGGTTGCCCGGTAGAACGCGGCGACCGTTTCAAAGTGCTGACCTGCAAAGGAACTTGGGAAAGTTAACCCGCGTAGGCCGGCGCTCACATGGAGCGTGGCATGAATCAGAGTCAACCGGAAACGGAACTCAACGACGATGTAAGCAGCGACGAAGCCGTTCTGGAGCAGTTGGCCCGCAAGCGCGAGGAACCAGCCGCCGAGGGCGCAGACGCTGAGGAGCAGGAAGAAGTTGAGGCTACCCCGGAGGAAGCAGAGCCGGAAGCCGAACAGGTCGAAGAAGACCCCGAGTTTGACCTTGGCGACCTAAAGGCCAAGAAGTCCGAAATTCTGGCGTGGAAATCCGGCCAGATGAAGGAAGCCGATTATCGGCGCAAGACCGCAGAAGCCGCAGAAGCCAAACGCGAAGCACAGGCCCAGCAGGAGCGCGTCACGCAGGAGCGTAGCCACTACGCCAACCAGCTTGACGTACTCATCGGCCAGTTGCAGACGGAGCTTGTCGGGGACCAGCAGGTCTTGGCCCAAATGGCGAACGACGACCCGATTGAGTGGGTGCGCCACAACGCCACGATGCAGCAGAAGATTCAGCGATTCCAGCAGGCCATTGGTGAGCGCCAAGTCATCGAACAGCGCGCCCAGCAGGAGCAGGAACGCAAGCGCCAGGACTGGGTAAACCAGCAATCCCAGGCGTTGCAGGAAAAGTTGCCCGAGTGGAAAGACCCGGCCGTTCGCACCAAGGAATTGGGCGAAATGGAGGCGTTCTTGCGCGCTCAGGGCTACAGCGACGGCGACATGGCCGCGTTCCTTGACCATCGGGTCTATCTGCTCGCCCGCAAGGCGTGGCAGGCCGACAAGCAGGCGACCGCGCGCGTCACCGCCAAAGACAAGCAAATCAAGCCGCCGCCGCCGAAGGCTCTCAAGCCCGGCCCGGCCCAAAACGACAAGGCCGAATCAGACGCCTACAAGGAAGCCCTGCGCCGAGCCAAATCCGGCAAAGAGGACGACCTGATGGCGCTGATGGCCGCCAAGCGAAGGAACGCTTAAGACCATGACCATTATCACCAACACCCTCACCACGTATTCCGCCATCGGTCTGCGCGAGGAACTGTCCGACGTTATCGACAATATCTCGCCCACCGCCACCCCGTTCTACTCCGCGATCCGCAAAAAGAAGATCGCCACCCGTAAGCCCGAGTGGCTGACCGACTCGCTCGCGTCTGCGGCCAACAACGCGCAACTGGAAGGCGACGACTACACCTCGTTTGCCGCTGTCGCCCAGCCGACTCGCTGGGACCAGTACGCGCAGATCAGCGCCAAGAGCTTCATCGTCTCGCGTACCGAAAACATCGTTGACAAGGCTGGCCGCGACAAGGAAATCGACTACCAGACGCTCAAGAAGACCAAGGAAATCAAGCGTGACGTGGAAGTGGCCATCATCGGCAACACCACGTACAACGCGGGTGCGGCGGGTACTGCCCGTCAGACTCGCGGTCTGGCCGGTTGGGTGCGCCAGGGCTCTGTGGGTGCGGGCGCGGGCGTGTTCCCGGTCCCGTCCACCAACACCGCGCCGGTCGCGGGTACTGCCCGTGCGTGGTCGGAAGCTCTGCTCAAGGGCATGGCGCAGGCCGCGTACAACGCGGGTGGCGAGCCGACCCTGCTCATCGTGCGTCCGGCTGACAAGGCGCTGACCTCGGCCTTCGCTGGCAACGCGACCCGCTTTGAGAAGGTGGAGCAGTCCACCATCACGGCCGCGTATGACTGGTACGTGTCGGACTTCGGCAAGTTCAAGGTCGTGCCGGATCGTTTCTGCGATGCCGCCGCATATCTGGTGGACCTCGACCACGTGTCCTTCGGCACGCTCGACCCGCTGGTGCGTTCGCCGCTCGCCAAGACGGGTGACGCGGAGAAGATGTTGCTCACGATGGAATACGCGCTCGTGATGGACAACCTCGACGCCCACGCCGTTGCGCGCGACCTGAGCTAAACCAACTAGCGGCACTGTTTCACCTTTAGGGGCTGCCTCGGGAAACCGGGGCGGCCCCTTTTCTTTGGAGGTTTCATGGCAACGACTGCCCTTGGCGTCATCACGACCGCCAGCTCTCAGTGTCCTGTTCTGCCCGATGGCGCGCAGGCCATCACCCCGTCCGACGCCAACATCTTTGCGGGTGCTGTCGCGGTCTATGTCGGTGGCGCCGGCATCGTTACCTGCTCGCCCGCCAATGGCTCCGCTGACGTAGCGGTGACCATGCCAGCCGGCTCCATCGTGCCGTTTCGCGTGCTGGCTGTGAAGGCCACGGGCACCACGGCAACGCTGATGGTGGCGATCTACTGATGGCCGCCCACACGCATTCCAACACGACCGCCGCCCGCGTGAAGGTGAAGGTCTGATGGACCTGAAAACCGTCAGCGTCCAGACCGACGACGGCAAGGTCTATCACCAAGAAGCGCAGGACGTTGAACCCGTCCTGTTGCACGCCAAGTACCTGCGCGATTCGGGCCAGGTCGGCTCCAGCGAAATGCGCCACGCCGCCAAGATTCCGTGGGTGGTCAGCGAGAACTGGCGCAAGAAGCGCGGCCTGACCTTTGAAGAGTTCATGGGCAACCCCGCGCACGCCGCCGCCTTCCTCAACTCCGAGGACGCGGCCCCCTATCGCATCTGGACTGGGCGCATCTAAATGCAGTTTGCCGATTACAACGCCTTCCGCCAGGCCGTCCTGACGCTGATTGAGGGCGACGACATTGGCACGCCGTCCTTCAGCCTCAACACGGCTGACCTGATGATCGGCATGGGCGAGAACCGCGCCTATCGCGACCTGCGCGCCTCCACGATGGTCACCACGCTTTCAGTGGCCGTGTCGAGCAATGCCGCTGCGCTGCCTTCCGATCTCATCGAACTGAAAGAGTTGTATTTCAGTGGTGAACGTCCGCTGGAAATCGTGGACCTCGACCGGATGCGCCGCTACATCGCGGACGGTTATGGCGGGCTTCCCACTCGTTTTGCGGCGCTCAATGGCGATTCGCTGACCTTCTGGCCGACCGCCTCGGGAACCGTGCTGGGCAGCTACTACGCGCGTCCCACGGCGCTGAAAGACATTACCTGGGCCAATGCGACCACGCTGGCCCGCTATCCCGAAGTCTTCATCTACGCCTGCCTGGTCGAGTCCGTGCCGTTCCTCGGACAGGACTCCCGGTTGCAGTTGTGGGAACACAAATACGCCGACGCGCTGATGAACGCCCAGCGCGAGGAATCGCAACGCGCCTATGGCGGTAGCCCGCTGCGGATGCGCCCGCGCTGATGGCTGCTCCCAAGTGGCGCCCCGAACCGCTGCCGACTGGCTGCTACTCGGACGTTAGCAAGCCATTCTCCGACCAAGACGTAGTGAACCTGTGGCCGGAGTATGCGGAAGGCGAAGGCACCCGCTCGCCGGTCAAGCTGGTGCAACTCCCCGGCCTACGCCCCTTCGCTGACCTCGGCGCTGGTCCGCATCGCGCCATTCGCAACGTCGAGGGCAACCTGTTCGTCGTCGCGGACACCCACGCCTACCAAGTGGCGGTGAACGGCACGGTCACGCAGCTCGGGACGATCCCCGGCCGTGGCCGCGTGTGGATCAGCCACAACCAGAACGACAGCGGCGCGGTGCGACAGGTCATGTTCTCGGACGGCCCGAACGGCTGGATTTGGGACATTGCCGCGCAGACGTGGACGCAGATTAGTGACGACGCCTTTCACGGCGCGCGCTCGCTCATCTACCTCAACTCCCGCTTCTTGGGCATCGAGCAGCAGCGCCGCTACTTCGCCAACTGCGCTGTCGCTGACGGACTGAATTGGGACAGCACCGAAACCTATCAGGCCGAGTCTGCGCCCGACCGTCTGGTGTGCTTGGCGGCCTACGCGGGCGAGGTGTATGCGTTCAACGAGCGCACGCTGGAGATTTTCCAGAACACCACCAACCCCGACGATATCGCCAACCACATCCTGTTCACCCGGATTGGTTCGCCGGTTCCGATTGGCGCCGGCTCCCCGCACGGTGTGTGCGAAGTCGATAGCCGCCTGTTCTTCCTCGGGTCGAACGGCGCGGGCTACTACATGAGCGGGTACAACCCCGTCCGCATCACCACGCCTGCGATTGAAACCGCATGGCAAGCCTGCGAGCTGTCCAAGTGCTTCGTATTCACCTACGAATCGCGCGGACATTCGGTCGTCTATTTCACCTTCCCCGATGGTCATACCTGGGGCTACGACTGCCTCAGTTCTGCGCGTGCAGGTCGGCCGATCTGGCACCGCCGCGAAACCATCGGCCTTGACCGCTGGCGCCTGAACACGCTGGTGGAATGGAACGGCGGCTGGTATGGCGGCGCGTACAACTCCGGCATCTTGTACCAGCTCGACTGGGACTACGCGGGGCTGGAAGGCTGCGACGAGATCAACCGCTACTTCATCCCCGGCGTCCTCCACGACGAGGGCAACCGCGTCACGTTGCATGCCTTGCGGTTGGAGTGTGACACCGGCTACGGCACGACCACCTGTGAATCGGTCGAGCCTGCCGTCCCTGTCATTCCCGATTCCACCGTAGGCCTGTTCTTCTCCACGGGCGTTGCCAGCACGTCCAAGACCTCGCAAACCGGCGCGACGTGGACCAACTACACCTTCCCCAGTACAGGCGATTACTGCGCCGCCAGCCCGTCTGCGGTGGTGGTCGCCAAGTCCACGGGGGAACTGTACTACTCCACCAACCGAGGCCAGTCCTTCACCGCCTCGGCGTCCACCTTCACGAGCTGTCGCGGCATCTGCTACGAAAGCACGACGGGCCGTTTCGTTGCCATGCGCGACGACGCGGGCACGCTCAAGCTGTTCTATTCCCACGATCAGGGCGTGACCTGGCAGGCCGGTGCGACAGTCGGCGCCGTTTTCGGCAACGACATTTGCGCGGGCTTGGGCTGTGTGGTCATCGCTACGGATTCGGGCATCTACGTGTCCGACGATGGCGGCAGCACGGTCACGCACCCGATTGCGGGCAACTGGACCGCTGTCGGATTCAACGGTACGGGCTTCCTCATCGGCGCCAACACCGGCAGCGCCTACGAATATTCGACCGCGCCGAAGACCACGTGGACGGTGATGGGCGGCACGACCACCCATGCCCCGCTGACCATCGTGGGCGACACGGGCTACTTCGTGATTGGCATGTTGGAAGACGGCATTTACCGCACGACCAACAACGGCGCGTCCTTCACGCACTCGCTGGTGGACGGCAGCAATCGCTACTACTCCGCCGCTATCAACGGTAGCCATATCGTGATGGGTTCCGGTGGCGGTGGTACTGCCGTGCAGCGGGTTTCCGTCGATGCGGGCCTGACCTTCGTCACGATCAGCCCGCCCATTGCTGACAACGATATTTGCACGGTGCCGCTGCCATGAGCCGGGATGCTTTGGAACTTGGTATCGAAACCCTGCACGCGCACTTCCGACTGGAAGGCGGCGAGCTGTTCTGGAAAACAAAGCATCCGCGCAAGCGAGCAGATGTGCCGGCCGGCTGCGTTTCCCGCGACGGCTATCGCCTTATCCGCATAGACGGAGTTCTCTACAAGGCCCACCGGATCATCTTCGCTATCAAAAATGGCCGCTGGCCGGTCGGAATACTCGACCACATCAACGGCATCCGCTCTGACAATCGGCCCGAAAACCTTCGGGAAGTCACAGATTCACAGAGCGTTTGGAACACAGGCTTGGCGCGTACGAATACGAGCGGCGTCAAGGGCGTTAGCTGGAGTAAGCACTTCGGCAAGTGGGAAACCTACGTGGAGGCTCACGGGAGGCGCAAGAAGCTTGGCTATTTCGACGACTTCGACCTGGCTGAGTTGGTCGTTAGTGAGGCCCGGCGCCGGATGCACGGCGAATATGTGAGGGCCGCCTAATGTCGCGCGATGCTTACGTGACCATTTGGGTGGCGAAGGATGCCCACAACTACGGCGCGGCCACCGAACACTTCCTTGGGGAAGAAGGCGCGTTCTGCGTGCCGGTGATTCGCCGTCGCTTGGGTAATTCGCGCCAGTTCGCAATGAAGGTGTCCTGCACCTCTCCGACGCGGGTGGACTTCCTGGCGATGGCGATTCAGGCCAGCAAAGAGAAGTGAATCCGGTCACCGATCCGGCCCGCATCGCCAAGGTGCTGCGGCATCCGTCCGTGTGGCCGTACATCACCGACGACCTGACGCAAGGCGAATGGTCCCCGCCGATTGACGCGGGGCGGGTGTACCTCATGCCCGACGACGATTCGGCCTGCTTCGTGTTCTCGCATCACAGCGGAGCAATGGCGGAAGGGCACTTGGCCGCCTTGCCGGGAAGTAACGCCGACGCGCTGGGGTATCAGGCGCTCAACTGGATGCGCGAGAACACCCCGTATCGCTGCCTGATTGGCTTCGTGAACGCACGCAATCGTCGGGCCTGCGCCTACGTCGAACGCCTCGGCTTCGTGCCCGTCATGCAACTGCCCGATGCGGCGCTGAAAGGCGGCGAACACATGGACGTGATTTTCTACACAAGGAATCTGTAATGGCAGCCGCAGCGGTTCCCATCGTTGGCTCGCTTATCGGCGGGTACTTCCAGAACAAGGCCGCGAAAGACGCGACCAAGGCGCAAACGCAGTCGAACCAGCAGGCTATCGACTACTCCAAATACATGTTCGACACCATGCGCGGTGACGAACAGCCGTTCATGCAGGCCGGGCAGCAGGGTTTGGCGGCACTGGCAGGGGGCTACCAAGCCTCGCCGTTCTACGCCTACCAGAAGAAGGAAATGCTCGACGGGCTCAACGCCAGCCATGCGGCCTTGGGTTCGCTCTACTCAGGCGGCACCGACATTGACCGGATGCGCCATATCAACGGACTGGCCGCTGCCGATCAGGCGCAATGGTTCGGGCAGCAGATGGGGCTGGCGGGACTGGGCCAGAACGCGGCATCGCAGACGGGTGTTGCTGGCATGAACAACGCCAACAATGTCGGCGGCTACTTGCAGAATCAGGGGATCGCACAGGCCAACGGCGCGATATCGCAGGGCAACAACTGGGCCAACACCATCGGCCAGATCGGCGCGGGCCTCGGCGGCCTCATGGGGCAGTCCAGCTACGGCGCCCCGACGCAGGCCACGAACTACGGCATCCCCGCCCCCGTTTCCCCTTACGCAAGCACTAACTACGGCACCAGCGGGAGTTGGTTTGGATGAGCTACGACCAATTGCTTCCTGATTACGTCGGTCAGTTCCAGCACGCCTACGACCAAGGCCGCCAGCGCACGGCACAAAAGGGCCTCGCTAGCCTCGCCTCGGGCTACTACGCGCAGCAGGGCAACGACACGCTGGCGAAAATGGCCGCGTATGACCCCGGCGCAGCGGTGCAGTTCTCCAAGGTCCAGCAGGACGACCAGGCGCAGCAGAAGGCGCAGCTTGGCGAATTGGCTGGCTACTTGCTTTCCGTGCCCGAGGAACAGCGTGCGGCGGTGTGGCAGACCAAGGTCGCCCCGCTGGTGGACAAGCTCATTCCTGGCGCGGGGCAGGAGCCTTACGGGCCGCATATTGCGGATATCGCGCAGTGGGCGGTGCAGGAATATGGCCCCAAGGAATCGTGGAGCAACGCCGGCAACGGGCTGATGCTCAGCAACCAGGGCCACACGAAGGAAATCCCCGGCTACGAACCCGCGCAGCACTTGCGTCCGATCATGGTCCCCGATGGCAAGGGCGGCGCGGTGCAGATGATGTTCGACCCGGCGACCGGGCAGACGCAGCCGATGAACTACGGGGGTTCGCAGGCAGCCCCGCAGCCTGCCGCGACCTTTGAAACCAGCATTGATGTGAACTCGCTGCCGCCTGCCGAACAGGAGGCCGCCAAGCTCGCTGCGCAGGGGCAGGACGTTTACGTGAAGGACGGGCAGGTTCACGCCGGCAGCACGCTCACAAAGCCGCCTGTGGCCTCTCAGATGGGGTACAAGCCGCCTCGCGCGCCTGCTGCTTCTGCGCCTAAGCCTCTGGCCGCTGGCAACTCGTCCGATCAGGATGCCGTGGACACCTACACCGCCGACTACATCATGCACGGCAAGATGCCCGCGCTCGGTATGGGTAATTCGGGCCGGCGTGATGCGGTCGCCGCCAACGTGGCGCGCATCGCCAAGACGCTCGGCCTGACACCCGGCGAGTTGCTGACCAAGAGCGCCGATTACAAGGCGGGCGCCATGTCCCTGCAAAACCTCCAGAAGCAGTCCGACATGCTGGAGCGCAACGAACAGACGTTCAAAAACAACGCGGACGTAATGCTGCACCTGTCCGATACCGTGGCCCGCTCGGGTATTCCGGCGTTCAATGCGCTGATCCTGAAGGCCAAGACCAACGTGGCCGGCGATCCCGATGCCGCTGCCTTCGCCGCCGCTCGCAAGATCGTCGCGCAGGAGTACGCCAAGATCGCCTCCGGTGCGACGGGCTCGGCAGGCTCGACGGACTCCGCACAGGCGCACGCGCTGGAACTCATCGACAACGCCCACACGCCCGCACAGCTTCGTGCGGTGGTCGCTACGCTGACCAAGGATGCGGATGGGCAGAAGGCGGCCAACAAGCAGCAGGCTGACGAGATTCGGGGGCGGCTGAAGGATGCGGTTAGCACGAAGCCAAGCGGCGGCCCGAAGCCGGGCGACATTGAGGACGGCTATCAGTTCAAGGGCGGCAATCCCTCCGACAAGAACAACTGGGTGAAAGCCTCGCCATGAGTGGACCGTGGGAGAAGTACGCCGCCGCTGATAGCGCGCCCGCTGATGGACCGTGGGCGAAGTATGCGCAGCCTGACGCCGCGCCGAAGAAGTGGCAGCCCGTCCACCGCGATCTAGCGGCGCTTCAAGCGATGGCCGGGCCTACGGAAGCGCAGGCCACCACGACCGGCGACCGCATCGGACTTGGGCTTGCCAAGACGGCGCGCGATCTCGTCCTAGGAACCGCGCAGTCGGCGGCCGAGGGCGGCCCGGGCGGTCAAATCGCCGCGTGGATGGCGAACAAAGCGGGGCATCCCGTCCCCAACCCAGTTGCGGATTACCTCACCGGCCAAGTCTCGCAGGCCCGTCAGGCTGACCGCGAATTGACGGATACCCGCGCGGGCTTCTGGTCGAACGTGGGCGGAAATGCGGCGGCGACGTTCCTGCCTGGAAGTGCCGCCAGCAAGGCCGCTAAGTTGCCTGCCGCCGCGAAGTACGCCGTGGCCGCACTCTCGGGCGCCGGTTTCGGTGAAACCATGCCTGTTGCCGCAGGCGAATCACGCGCAACCAACGTGGGTGCCAGTGCCTTGCTCGGTACGGCAGGGCAGAAGGTCGCTAACGTGGTCGAATCGTCGGGCGCGAAGGCAGCCGCTGCGATCACGCCGGAGCTTCGCAAGATTTACGAGTATGCGAAGTCCAAAGGCATCCAGCTTTCGCCCGCGCAGTTGTCGGACTCGGTGTTCGTCAAGCGAATGGCGCACATGCTCGACCGGCTGCCCTTCAGTGGCGCCCCGGCTCGCGCTGCCGCACAGCAGGAAGCGGGCAATACCGCGCTGGCCGGGCTGATCGGGCAGAAAGCCAAAGTGGTTGACCAAGGCACGATGGCGCAGGCCGCGCACGATCTGGGCCAGAAGTTCGACAAGGTGTTCTCTGCCGGTACGAAGCTGGACACGCAGTTCGGTCACGAAATCACCGCGCTTCAGATGGAAGCGGAGGCGCAGCTAGACGACACCGCGCGCCGCGCTGTCGCGGGATGGATGCAGCGAATCAAAGAGCAGGCCAAGGGCGGGTTCCTTCCGCCACACGCGCTGCAAAGTCTCGACCAGCAGATTAGGAAGGCGGCGACTGGAGGCGGCGACCGCCAGCAGATCGCTCAGGCGTTCCGCGAGGCGCTACACGAAAACTTTGGCCGCAACGCCCCGGCTGGCGTCAAGCAGGCGTGGGACCAGGCGCGGCGCCAGTACGCCACGATGAAAACGCTGGAGCCTGTGGTCGCTCGCAATCCCGAGGGCGTTCCGCTTCAGCAGTTGCAGGGCGCGGTCAACGCCAGCAAGGCGGGGCGTACCGCTCGCGCTCGTGGCAAGGATGGCGAGCTGGGACAGCTTGCAAGCGTGGGTCAGCGCATCAAGGGGCCACATTCCAGCGGCACCGCTGAAAACCTTCAGGCAGCAGGCATGGGCGCGGGTGCAATCACTAGCCTGCCCCTAACTCTCGCCACTCTCGGGCTGGGCGGGCTGGGCGCTCGCGCGATGAACAGCAAAGGGCTGTCCGCGCTGCTCATGCGGGAGAACCCCGGGGCCTGGCGGCGGGAGATCGCGCCGTTCCTTCCCGCTGGATTCTTCGGACTTGCCCCGGCTGCCGCTGCCGCCAAACAGCCCCCGCCAAAACGCTAGGTTGAACGGCGGCCTGCGGTCGCGGTAACGGGCAATCAGCATTGCCCAAATCGGAATAGTTGCCGCGCCAATGAGCGCCGGTATCTGGCTTCGATCCATTGCGCCTTGTAACACACCACACCCCAGCCCGCCACTCGGCGGGCTTTTCTTTTGGAGCCGTCAAGGATGACCGCGCCGTTCCGCTTCACCGACCAAAAACCACAGTACCGCGTGGCGCTGGGCTCGATTGCCGCCAATGGTCGGGTTCTGTTCTACGCCACTGGCACGACTACGCCCAAGAACGTCTACACCGACCCCACGCTCGGGACGAGTCTGGGCAGCACCATCGCGCTCGATGCCGATGGCCGCCATTCCGAAGACGTTTGGATGAACGGCGATTACCGCGTCGATGTTCAGGACTCCAACAACGTCTCGATTCCTGGCTACCCGCTCGACTACGTTCGCAATCCGGCGACCGG